GTTGTTGTTTTCGTTCATCGTGTTGTAGTGTAAGTTTTAAATACCGCTAAATCGCATTTAAATTGCCTGTGTTGCGCTTTCGTGAAAAGGAAAGGGTGCATATAAGGGTGAACCCCCCAACGCACCCTAACACGTTTCTACGAAAACAAAACATTGTGTTGTCTTTGCGGTTCAAGCGACTAGAGCCTTCCCAATGTGAACGACTGGATTTTTGCACCGCCTCGTGTTGATAAATCTACTGTTACGGTGTCATCTTCAACTGTATAAGTGCCTTCAGTTTCCATTTCAAGACCACTACCGCTTTCGACAAAGCCATTCATCAAAGAGCATTCAATGGAACTGTGACTTAGGTTGCCTTCATCAATCACCATTACCGCATTGAAATCACTGGCTTCACTTGTCGTCAATGCCCTGTTCAATGTCACCACAAGAGTTTCTGTCGTGCCACTGGACATCGGCAATTCTGGGTCAGTCGATGTCACTTGAACAGTTGTTACCCCGCCGATTCGTTGCCGCCAGTATCTACTTCTGAACCGTCAATCTTGTAAAGACGATAGGAAGTAGTTGCGCTAGAACCAGAACCAGTGGTAACTGTTTCAACAAGCGAGGTGATAGTGCAAGCGTAAGCCAAAGCGCCATCTTCGTCCTTTTTCAAGGTTGCGGTCAACTGGCCACGATAGATAACCAATGACTTGTAACCAACGCCAAAGTCGAGTTTCCAACACTTTTCAGGCGAAACTGCGCTAGTGGGTGCTTCGTAAATACTATTCGCATAAGTACCGCCAATCAAAGCATCTAATTCGTCAAGGTCAAAGTTGACCCATTCAAAGTTGATGGTGACAGGGTTCATTGTGTTCTCGATGTAGAAAGGAGAATCAAAGAACTCGGCATCAATACTGTTGCTTTCGGGTTCATCCTGAGAAATGGTCAAGCCACGAAGTACACCACTAAGGTCTGTAAAACTTGCAGAGTCTGCGCCGACATTGTGATAGCCTAACATTTTAGGCTTCAAAGTGATATGTTGTGCCATAATCTGATTATGAATTAAAAAGTTTGTAAATATTATTGTACAATTAACACTCTAAATGATTTGACAAAGGTGTAGAACAAGTTGTTGGCAGTTGACATTGTTGCGCCATCCATAGAAAGTGTTGAGTTCTTGACTATCGCATAGCCGTTCACAACACCTTGTGCTTCGGCAGTGTCAATGGCGGTTTTCAACTTGTTCTCCATCGCTTTGTACTTTTCGTAATCAAGTCTGCCCCTACTTGTTGACGGAACATAAGCGGTTACATAGACACGAGTCCAACCATACGTTTCCCTCTCAAATTGGCTTTGGTCGTTGACGCCGCCAGCCTTTATGACCACAAAACCGTCTTTCTTGTCGCTTGTGGTCAAGTCTTGTGGTTCGTTGACCAAATACACGTTCTCCGTCACCTCATTATCAACAACAAGGTCGTACAAATAGTCGTATATGTCAATTCTTGAATCGTTAAACATAATGCTTAATAGGTTGGTACTACAACATCAAAGTGTACTCTGCACTTTGGTTCAAGAGTTTGTTTGATGTGGTCATAGCGTTGTGACATTCCAGTAAATTGGATAAACTCGCCGCCAAACAATTTGTTTATGTGGCCAGCCTCCCAATAAGCATAGTATGGTGCAAGAACACCCCAAACGACTTGCCAACCATTTGTAACAGTCATTTTTGATTGGTATTGGGCAAGGAATTGTTGTGCAAGGAAATGTCCGTTTACACTTTCACGATTTTGTCCAAACTCATGCAAGTAGGCATCTTCAATCGCTTGTTCTTCCCTATAAAACCCCATGCCTTTCAAGTGCTTGTTGTGCCATACGCCCCAACAAAGGCTATCCAAAAGGTTGCCTGTGCTGCCGTCTTGACTTGAAATGATTTGTTGGATTGTTGCGCCCATTTGAATGATTTCCTCCTTTGCATAAGCAATAAGCCTTGCGGTTTGTTCAACCTCATAAGCCTTTTTTTGCTTTAGTAATTCCTTTCGGAACTCATTCTTATTGAAACGCATTCTTACCGCCATATCACCAGTCAGTCCTTACCGCATAGATGCTTACACCGCCAACTTGTGACGGGTCTGCATTGTCAACACGCAACTCAAAGGTTTCACCATAACGTGTGATGCGAATCTTGTCACCCTTGCGTGGAACTATCCAGTTTCCTTGTTCGCATTGCACAAGAGGTATGGAAATGATGTAGGATGCGGTTTGCATAGTGCTACCTTCCTCATCAGTGACCATGTGTTCGTCCATCTCGCCTTCATAGACTACGATTTCCGTATCACCCTCTTTACCCAATCCGTCAACAACACGGCTTATAGTTCCACAATAGGGGTATTCAAGAATCCTTCCACGTTTCATAACCTTATCACATCAACAATGGGGATAAACTTGATTTTCTTCTTTACGCTATCCAATACTTCACCCTTTTCATCATCGTATTGGGCATAGATTTGAATAGCATATTTGATTTTGTCGTTTTGATAGTAATCCGTTTCAGCACCAATGGTTTCTTGATAACCGTTGTGCGCCTTTTGATACGAAGACGTGCTTGAAGGGCTTAATAGAACGGCAGTGAAAATAATGTCTGCTGTCATCAAATCCCTTTGACGCTTGGTGACACTCTCACCATACACGTCACTATCGGGGTCGCAACCCCTATCATAAGCAATCTTGATAAAAGTCTCGTCCTCAAAAGTGTAGCGTGTTGCCGCTTTAAGCCATTCAAGTACAGTCATCGCTTAACTAACTAATCAATCAAACAAAAATGAGTAAAATATTACTGACCGTCACTTACATTGTTTGAATCTGCGGTAGAAATATCAACGCAAATGTGGTAGGGTGCTTCGGTAAGCACTGTAGCATAACGGCCAATAGCATCGGTGTGGTAAGACTTCAACATGCCGTTGGGAACGACCTTATTGATAATGTAAATAAGGTTGCGCCACTTGGCCATAGACCAAGATACGGTATTGTTGACTTCACCACTGCGAAGCAATTCAACATCGCTAGTGCTTGCGTGTGTGATTACACCAGCATAGCCAAGAGGACGCAGAACAACGGTGTTGGGTTTCCAACCCTTTACATTGCTATAAGTGGTGATACCCTGAACGGTCTGTTGCTCACGCACGATGCGGATGGGCGAAATCTTTGAAATGCTACTGCGGCTATAAGCAACCAACTGGTCAAGGGTGATTACGTTGGTGTCGAGGTTCGATGCACCACTAGTAACAACGATGACCTTATCGGGAGCCTCAAGGCGGATATAGCGGTTAACTTCGGCAATGAAAGCGGCATTCTTTAAAAGAATGGTGTTTACGATGTTGTAGGGAATATCCCATTCGTAAGCCATGCCTGCATCAAGGTTGTTTTCCTCCTTGAACTCGTATTCAATCTTGCGCATCTGTTCGGGAATGTCAGCATCTGCTGCCGACCAAACCTTTGCACCAGCGTTCTTGAAGTTTCCCAAGGGGATGTATGCCGACTGGCTGGGATGTACACCGCTAAAGCCGTTGGTGTAAACGGTGTTGTTGCTTGCATCGGTGTATGATGAAGAATAAGCACCGCCATAAGAAAGGGTCTGTGCAGCCATGTGAGAAAGACGCAAGTTGTGCGACTTAATAAGGTCTGCAATACCACGCTGAAGGCCAAGTGCTACATCACGGTCAGCGGGAGAAAGTTCACGCAGACGTGCAATAAGTTCCAACTTTGACATCGAGGTTTCAAAAAGACCTTTACCATATTGCCACATGGAACCAGTCTTTTCCTCGAAACCTTCGGGTTCAAGTTGCATGGTCTCGGAAAGGGGTGCCATCGGGTCGGCCATAGGAACACGACGACGATTGCGCTGACGAACAGTCCAAGCAGGGTTCTTGCGGGTGTCAGACATGTCAATCTGATATTCGTTGCCTTCTACAAGGAAGTGTTCAGTCCAAAAGTTTGCATTCTCGTCTAACTCAATAGAGTCAACAAGGGTTTGCAAAAGTCCCGTGCTGCCAGTATCGAACAACTTGTTGTAAAGTTTGTCGATAGCCTCATCGGGAGTCCAATGATTTCTATAAGCATTTGCCATAATCTATAATCTCCTTTTCTTTTTTTAGTTAGTGATTTCGGTTACAGCCAGAAAATGCCGTCAATGTATGAACGGTTCTTAGCAAGGACATACTTGGGAAGCGGCTGAGTGCGCTGAATCCAAATCTGCTTGTCATAGACACCCGATGCGGCATACTTGCCGTTTGAAAAACCGAATGAATTGTCGGTGGGCAGCATTTCACGGTTAGCCTCGTTGAAAATGTTGGGGTTCTTTACGAGAACCTTTGCAGATGCTGACTTTGCAGTACCCTCTGCTTCAACCAAGATGTCACCAAGGGAAAGAGTCATAGACTGGTCGATGGTAACTTCAAATCTTTCGTTGGTTGCATCATATTCAACTGCAGTAACCTTAAACGACTGGCCAGTGTATTCGGCAGTGGTGTTGGTAATAGCACCGCTAGTGGTGTTTGCCGTGCTTGTGGTAACATAAATTGAATCGGGGGCTTTCATAAGCACCTGACCAACTTCGGGAACATCTGAATAGCCATCGCCATCAATGTAGATGGTAGTTGAACTACTTGCGTTGGCATTCACACGGAAAGAGCGGAAGATGTAGATACCAACTCCAGGCTTATATTCCATCAGTTGACCTGCCCAAAGATAGCCAAGACCCTTGTTGGGGTTAAGGATGTCTCCACCGAGCAAGATATTGCGTCTATCCTCGCCGTTGCTATCCTTTACCCAAATCCAGCGTCCGTCACCGTGGACTTTCTTTGCTCTTTCAAAGAAATACGCTAAATTCGTAACCATATTGTTTTACTTTTGTTTATTAAAAAATGTTTTTACACTTTAATCGGTTGAAGACTTGCGGCAAAATCTTCTTCTTGTTTCCTCGTTGTCTTGGGCGCAAGCGGTTTGATGTCACCGATGCTATCCCTAAAGATGGTTTGGAAGCGTTCAATCAGTCGGTTTGCTTGTTCGTCACTTGGTGAATCCAGCGAAACCGCAAAATCGGCTGCATAATTTTCCAGTGACTTGTGCAAATCTTGTCTAACACCCTTTTTCGCCAATGCCAATACCTCTTTGAATTTCTCGCCCTTTCTTGCTTTGATTTCAAATTCCTCAAGCCTGTCCAACTTTTCTTGCACTTCCTTTGGGATTTGCATTTCTTTTGGTTCTTGCTTGTTCTTGTCATTGGCAGCGGTGATTTTTTTGTTCAACTTTTCAATCTGACTTGTGTAATCCTCTACCATTTTGTCATAGGCTTTTTGCTTTGCTGTAACACCCTTAGAGGTTGCGCTAAAGGCGGTGTTGAGGTTGAATTGGATTTCCGCAATAATATTTTCATCGTTGATGTCACCATCGGGGTAGCGGTTTGAAAAATGCGTTGCGAAAAGTTCCTTAAATTCGTCAGTTAAAGTTTCACCCGTGTAACCTTTCTCGTTACAATAGTCATTTGCTTTCTGCAAAACTTCGTCTTTTGTCATAGTTTTC